ATTAAATGTTGTAGTACCTGTTACTGTAAGATTACCACCTACTGCTACATTACCTGTAGTAGTTATAGAATCTATAAATGCATCTTTAAATCTTAAACTTGTTGTACCTATGTCTACATCACTATCTGTTACTGGAGCTATAACACCATCGCCTATGTATATTTGTTGTACTGGATTAGAAGATACTTCTACATAAAATTCTATATGATTATTTGTAGTGTCTATTAAGACTTTGTTGTTTGGAGAAGTTTCTCCTGCATCACCAATTAAACCTATAACTGGTCCAGAAGCTGCTGTGCCATCGTGTGAGTGTCCTGTAGAATTGTGAAATGCATTAACTAACTGGTTATATTCATTATTGAATAACGCAGCAGTAATTGTATCTCCATCTGCAAAAGAACTTTGTCTAGTGTAACCTGCCATTATTTATTCTCCAATTCTTTTATTCTATTTATTAAATCTTCGTAGCCTTCCATTTCTTCTATAGTTTTTGGGGCATGTGAATTTTGTTTTAACTGTTCTATTTCTTCTTGTTGTTCTTGTATAGCTTTTACAAGATGTACTACTAATTTACTGTAATCCATTTGATACATTTCTTCTTCTGAACCTGTTACAGCATTTGGAACTATCTCCATAACTTCTTGTGCTATCAAACCCTCATCTTCTTTACCATCTGCTTTCCAGTTGTATGAAACTGCGTTAAGTTGGTTAATTACTTCAAGACCTCTAGCTTCTCCTGTAACATCTTTAAGTCTTGCATCTGATGAGGTATTAAAAGATGTTGATGTTGAAGTTATAGAAATACCACCAACAATTCCAGAACCATTATCTTTTTTAAATGTAATTATATCTCCATCAGAGCCTCTATTTATAGTTATGCCAACACCAGTGCCAGCATCTATATCAATACCTGTAGAAACAAAAGAATTATTAAGTCCAGTTGTGTTTATTGCTACTTTGCCTAAGTCCGTAACCCGCATCCTTTCTGTGGCTGCTGTCTTAAATGCCATTGAATCAGAAGAATGGTTATAATCAATAATACCTCTTCCTGTTGCATCACCACTTGTTCCATCTGCAAACTTTAACTGACCATTAGATACTGTACCTGAAACTATGGTTATACCAGTATCGCCTGAAGTACCTACAACTAAATTATCTGCTGATGAAGAATAAGAAGATGGAGATGAGTTTCCAATTCCAACATTAGCTGTAGAATCAATGCGAAGTGCTTCAGTACCTCCTGAAGCTACCAAGAATCTATGATTTGTATTAGTATTGTAAAAAGAACCAGTTGCATCTACACCTATATTTGTAAATTCAGAACCATCATCTATTCTTATAAAAGTGTTATTTGCTGTTCCTGATATATGAAGCTGAGTTGAAGGATTAGTTCCAATTCCAACACCAGTAGAATCTATAATAACTCTTTCAGTTCCACCAGTATCAAATCTTATTTTATCTTCATCACTTGATTCTTCTACTTGAATTTTAGTATCTGCATCTGCATCACTTAAAATATTAGCAGTAGTGCTTGTAGTTGTAGTCAATGTAATAGACTCAACTTTTGCACCACTAGGAGGAGCTTCAGAGAATGTTAATGTATTTCCTGATATTGAATAAGTATCTTTATGTTGTAGCACACCATCTATAGTTACAAAGGTTGCATTTTCATTTACTGGTGCTGTGCTTAAACTTAAAGTTGTATCACTACCATCTCCAGTCATTGTGTCAAGACTTGGAGCAGTTCCACCACCACTACCAGCTATTGCACCCCATGCATCTGTATACCCTTCAAAACCACCTGTAGTAGTATTATATCTAAAATAACCTGCTGCTGGTGAAGAAGGTCTTTGTGCTGTTGTACCTACTGGTACATGTATTGAGTCTGTATTAGAACCTAAGTCAAGAGAAACATCTGGTGAAGTTTGATTTACACCTATTCTATTTTCACTTACATCTACAAATAATACACCACTATCTACATTAACATCTCCAGAGAATGTAGCTGCATTAAATGTTGTAGGTACTATATTAGCACTACCATCAAAGCTTACGCCACCGATAGTTCTTGCAGTTGTTAAAGTAGCTGCTGAGCCTGTAGTATTTTGATTAAGTGTACCTATTGTAAAGTCTAAAGTACCATCACTATCTTCGTAAGCTACTGTAATACCTGATTCAGTATTAGAAGATACCATAGCTCCTACAGTATCTTGAATAACTTCTGATAAATCTATGTTAGCTGTACCATCAAACGATACACCATGAATAGTTCTTGCAGTTTCTAAAGCTGTTGCTGTAGCTGCATTACCTGTTGTATCTTGATTAAGTGTACCAATTACAAAGTCTAATGTGTTATCTGAATCATCATAAGATACTGTTATATTTGTTTCTGTATTAGAAGATACCATTGCACCAACAGTATCACTAATTGTTTCTGCTAGTGTAACACCAGCAATAGTAATTGCATCTGCTTCTAATGTTCCATCAATGTCTGCATCGCCACTAATATCTAATGTGGCTGCATCTAATTCACCACTAATAGTTATATTCCTACCACCAGTAATGTCTTTGTTTGAATCTGTTATAATAGCTTTACTTGCTATTACTGTTCCGTTTGTTATACCATCTATAAGATTAATATCTGCTGCACTAGCTGTAACACCATCTAAGATGTTTAGTTCTGCAACTGTTGATGTAATACCATCAAGAGTATTTATCTCTGCTGCTGTAGCTGTAACTCCATCAAGTATATTAAGTTCTGCTGTAGTAGAAGTTACACCATCTAATAAATTTAATTCAGTAGCAGTAGAAGTAACACCATCTAAAATATTTAACTCGGCTGTAGTTGCTGTAACACCATCAAGTAAATTAAGCTCTGTTGCAGTTGAAGTAACTCCATCAAGAATGTTTAACTCTGCTGCAGTACTTGTAACTGTTGTACCATTTATAGATAAAGCATCTGTTTCAAGTGTACCATCTATATCTGCATTACCTGATATGTCTAGTGTAGCTGCATCAATTTCACCTGTTATTGTTATATTTCTTGCACCAGTAAAATCTTTATTACTATCTACTACTACAGCTTTTGAAGCTTCTACAGTTCCTGCTGTAGCTACATCTACATAATTAAGTTCTGTTGTAGTTGCTGTAACACCATCTAATAAATTCAGTTCTGTTGCTGTAGATGTTACTCCATCTAAAATGTTTAGTTCAGCAGCAGTAGCTGTAATTGTTGTTCCATTAAAATCTATTGCATCTAAGTAAGCTACACCATCAATATAAATATCTTTCCATTGTTGTGAAGAACTACCTAGGTCATATGTATTATCATCATCTGGAATAATGTTAGAATCTACATCAGCTCCAAAGACTACATTGTCAGTAGCTGCATCACCCATAGTAATAGTACCACCATTAAATGTTGTAGTACCTGTTACTGTTAGATTACCACCAACTGCTACATTACCTGTAGTAGTTATGGAATCTATAAATGCATCTTTAAATCTTAAACTTGTTGTACCTATATCTACATCGCTATCTGTTACTGGAGCTATAACACCATCACCTATAAATATTTGTTGTACTGGATTAGAAGATACTTCTACATAAAATTCTATATGATTATTTGTAGTATCTATTAATACTTTGTTGTTTGGAGAAGTTTCACCAGCATCACCAATTAATCCTATAACTGGTCCACTAGCTGCTGTGCCATCATGTGCGTGTCCTGTAGAATTATTAAATGCATTTACTAACTGATTATATTCATTATTGAATAATGCAGCAGTAATTGTATCTCCATCTGCAAATGAACTTTGTCTTGTATATCCTGCCATTTATTTATCTCCTGCCTGAAGGTATGTAATCTACATAAAAACCATTTATAGTGTATGGGGCTTTCGTGTCATCACTTATAATTGTAAAATTGTTACTTGTTCCACTTCCTTGTAATGGAACTCTTATTAAAGGATTATCTCCTCCACCAAATACATTTGTATTAAACAATGCATCTGCAAACTTTGAAGGTGGATTTATAACTCCTATATCAAATAAATCTGGTGGTTGTGGTATATCTGTATTACCATAATCAAATCTTACTTGTATGTCTGGTTCAACAATACCTTCTGAACTTGCTGATACTCTGACATAGTGTAAAGTCTTTAATGTTCCTAAATCACCATAGTCATAGTTAGGTGTTTCAAATCTAGCTAATATGTTACTGCCATCAAAACTATTTCCTGTATCATGTTGATAAACAAAACCATTTGTATCTCCATGATAATATTGTTCTACATTATTATTATCAAATCCAGAACCTATAGCAGTAACTTCTAAACTTCTTGTCTCTGACCATTGAAATCCGTTTGGTCTTAATGTTCCTATAATTCCTTTTTGTTGTGTTTGTTCTAAACTTGTATCTGTATAAAATAATCTGTATTGTGATTTATCTCTTAATACAACACTACTTATAATAAATGTATTTATATTTTCTGCTAATGCTGTTACTAAAGGTTGTATAGCTTTACTAACTGTTCCTAACTCAACATCTCCGATTCTTGCAGTACCAGCAACTGTTCTTAATCCATCTGGTGCTAAAAATATTAAATCACCACCAATCTCTTGAATACTATAGCCACTTAAACAACCTACATTCTTTGTTACTGGTACAATAGCTATATTACTTGAATCATTTATATTTATTAATTTAAATATACTATTAGTACAAAATATAAATAACTCATTACGGAATCCTCTGATTCCTTCTATCTGGTCTTCTACTACTATAGAACCAGAACCACTACCACTAAAGCTTGTAGGGTCTAATAAAGAACTAAAAAATATAGTACTTAAATTATCTTCAACTCCTGCAGCTATTAAATGCTTATCGTGAGTTGTAACATATTTAACACCTTTAGTTCCTGTTACAGTTATTTCTTCTGCAAAAAATGTTCTAGATGTTAATGCTCCAGTACCTTCCATTCTAAAGATGTAAGGCTTGTTAGTACCATCTGCTATAATAACTTGACCATAATCAAATGTAGCACCATCAAATAATGTAAACTGACATTGCCCTTGTCCAGTTCTTGTTAGTGTACTTCTACCTGTAAAGGCTGTGTAATTATCTCCACTACTTGATACAGAAGCTCTTCCAATATTTAACCAAGTCTGTCCATCATTACTAAAAAATATACCAGTACCTGCAGTAACTATAACGCCATCAGCATAAGTAAATACACCTAGTATATTTGTTGCACCACCTGTAGGTTGTGTAGCACTTGTAGTACCAAACTTTTGATACCCATTAATTCTTCTATAGCCACCCTCTGTAGAAACTTCAAAGTTTCTTAAATCTTTTGCAACTCCCGGAGTTTTAAGCAAATCTATAACATTAGATGAGCTTACTAATCCTCCATTAACTGCAACTGTATAGGGTTGACTTCTTGCCATATTTAGCTATTGTCAGTTATATATGTCTTACCAGTAGCTATAGCTGCAACATGAGTAGTTTTTTTACTATCTGCTGCACCTTTTACATTAGGTGTATCATCATCACTATCAACAGGTGCATATTCTAAAATAATTTCTAAATGGTCTACATTTCTTTGTACCATTTCGTTTATTTCAGTTTGTGTCATGCCTTCAACATTCCAAGTTCCAGCCTTAACGCCATCAATAAGGTTTACGCTATCTGTTCCTGCTGCTAAACATTCTGTTACTGTTTGTGCCATATTATTCTCCTTCGTTTAATTTAGTTTTTAATTCTTCCACTTGTGTAGAAAGCTCTTGGACTGCTTTTACTAATATTGGTATTACTGCAGTTGGAGCAACTTCTTGTTGACCTGTTTCTCTAACATCCCACATATCAAAACCATCTTTTATTTCTGGATGATTGTCTATTGTTTCTTTTACTTCTTGTGCTATAAAACCATGATTAGTAGTAGCAAACTTATAGGGTTCTGTTGAGCCTTTTTCATAACCTTTAAATTCTTCTGGTAAATCACCTTTAGCTTTATAATTAAAAGTTACTGGTCTTAAATCATTTATAAAACTTAATCCTGCTTCTGCATCTTCAATGTCTTTTTTTACTCTTTCATCAGAAACAGTTGCCCATGATATACTCCCATGATTTGTTCTAATATCGCTACTACCACTACCAATAGTTGTAGTACTTGAGGTACCAGTAACATCATAGCCAATAATTATAGCTTGTGCAGTATCTGTAGCATCTGTATCTGAAAAAGCACCTAAAATTGTATTTCCACCACCTGTTACAAGATTTTGACCATGAGTACCAGCTTTGTAACCAACTAAAGTATTTTCATTTCCTGTAGTAATTGCATCGGCACATTCTCTACCTATAGCAACATTATCACCACCTGTTGTTATACTAGTTAAAGCCTGATTACCAACAGCAGTATTTGCTGAACCTGTAGTTAAATTTTGCATAGCTACATAACCAATAGCAGTATTTGCACCACCTGTAGTACAGGAAGTTAATGAAGCATAGCCAACAGCAGTATTTTCACTACCAGTTGTATTAGCATCTAAGGCTAATGTAGCAAAAGCTGAGTTTGCTGAACCTGTAGTATTAGCTGCTAAAGTATTCCAACCCATAGCTGTATTGTCATCAGCAGTTGTATTATTAAATAAAGCTGCATTACCTACTGCTGTATTTTTTTGTCCAGTAGTATTAAGTTTTAATGCTGCTAAACCAACAGCAGAATTTCCACCACCAGTTGTGTTTGTTAATAAAGCTCCCCAACCAACTGCAACACTTTCTTCTCCTGTTGTGTTGGCACTTAATGCGTGATAACCTATAGCTGTGTTGTAATTTGCTGTAGTATTTGCATCTAATGCACCTTTACCAACTGCTGTGTTTTGAATTCCTGTAGTATTTACTATCAAAGCTTGATGTCCTAGTGCAGTATTATCACTACCAGTTGTATTTGCACTTAATGCCATACGACCAAATGCTGAATTGTTACTTGCTGTGGTATTAGCATCTAAAGCATTTGCTCCAACTGCTGTGTTTTCAGTTCCAGTAGTATTAACTCCTAAAGCAAAAACACCAACTGCCGTGTTACTTCCAGCAGTAGTATTAGCTTCTAATGCTCTCATTCCTACTGCTGTATTTGAATCACCAGTCGTATTAGCTTGTAATGCTTCTACACCAATAGCTACATTTTCAATTCCTGTTGTAGTTGCACCAAGAGATAAATAACCCATAGCTACATTATCATTACCTGTTGTTATTTCTTGTGAAGATAACGCACCCACTGCTGTATTTCTTTGACCTGTAGTATTAGATGTAAGTGCTGCATAACCTACAGCTACATGATTACTCGCAGTTGTATTTGCATCTAAGGCAGCAAAACCAACTGCTGTGCTTTGCGAACCTGTAGTGTTTGCTTCTAATGCAGCAAAGCCTACGCCTGTATTAAAATCACCTGTAGTATTTGCTTTTAATGCCTCCGCACCTACAGCTACTCCGTTAGTTCCAGTTGTATTTGCTGCTAATGCATCAAAGCCTACTGCAACAATTTTAGATTCTGTAGTATTTACTCTTAATGCATTTTTGCCAACTGCTGTATTATTAGCACCTGAAGTATTTGCTTCTAATGCATTATGACCAAGACCTGTATTTTGTGAGCCTGTAGTATTAGCACCTAAAGAATCTTTACCAATTGCTGTGTTTGTATTTCCTGTAGTGTTAGCATCTAAAGAGCTTGTACCTACTGCTGTATTATTCGCACCTGTGGTATTAGCAAATAAAGCATCAAGACCTATTGCAACATTACTTCCACCTGTAGTATTTGTAAACATCGCATCTGCACCAACAACAGTATTAGAACCACCACTAGTAGTTGATATTAAAGCTCTTCTACCTACTGCTGTATTTAAAGTTGCAGATGTTAAAGCAGCAAAGACACTATCGCCTAATCCTGTATTATTAGATGCACTTGATAGTGTTCCTGTACTTGCATTTTGACTAATTAAGATACTGTCCTCAAAGTTTGTTGTATCAGCTAAAACTCCTATTTCTAATAATTCATTTGTTACTTTTGTTAATGCCATCTATATCTCCTAAAAATATGTCCTATCATCTGTCATATATTTTGGCGTTGGGTTCATTAGATTTGATTTCATACTTCTCATTCCTTTCTTATAATCATCTAATGCAAACGCTGCTTGTTGTGGACTTTCTTTAAACTGCCATACATAATATCTAGTCCTTGCAGTTACTACATTACTATATTGTTCTGGTAATGCCATTGTATCTCCATGAGCATCCAAAGCTGTTGGCTTGGTAAACGCATAGAAATGTACATTGTAAACTTTGTCAGGTATTGGACTTAATCCAAACTTCCTACTATCTGGAGATTTAATTACATACACAGGTTCTCCGTGTGTTGAGTTAGCATCATCTGCATTCTCACTATCTCTGTAATATCTTCTCCAATCTGCAAGTGTTAAAAATCTTAATCCTTTAGAAACAAAAGGACTTGATTCTCCACTTACATTTATTGTTGTTATATAAAAATCATCCCAGTCTATTGAAGCAAAGTCTGTGGTAATACTAGAACTGCCATCCTTTAAAGTATAGAATCGTTGTCCTTCTACAGTTGCTACTGTTGTATTACCATAGAAAGGGTCTGTACTACCACTTACTCCTGCACTAAAAAAAGGTAATTGAGGTTCTGCATTGGCTATATCAAATATAGATTTATTAACTGCATA